ATAGTCATTCGTACCAAGACTTGCACCAGTCGTTTCTACCGACATAGAAACAAATGATGTTTGTATAACCTTAGAAAATACATTAAATCCAGCTGGGTGAATTGCTTTCTTCAACTCATTTATATAAACATTACTACCAGAGCTTGTCTGAATCTCATAGGAGAACTGTTGATAATAATAAGAGTCTTGAATTCTAACTAGTTCTTCACTGATTAAATCTTCAATATTACCAAATTTACCAGATTTCTCAGCGGTGGTTCCCAGTACAATATTTGTTTTCGCAATATCTGCATGAACGATTGTTGCAGATGCCGTAGCAGTTGTTATGGGAGTATTTAAAAAATCTGCACCAGCATCTTCAAACAATACTTTTTCTGTAACATGGAGAGAAGATGCATCCGTTCCATCTAAGACCAAGTTGTCAAAGGGATCATCATCCTCGTATAAGATTTTTTCATTAGCACTTCCAACCACACCAGATTCAAAGACAATTCTATTGCTGGGATCATTTGTTCCAGATGTATCCGTTGCATTAGGAATGATTTTTTCACCAGCGTTTGTACCACTAGCATCAGTACCATTGAGAACCAAATCATCTTCGTAGGATAGATCAGCATCAAGTACGATAAAGGTTCCACCACCATCGGAAATAACTGGAATTGGTGAACTTTCTAATATAAATTTTACTTGTCTTGGTGCAGATGAAAGTTGAGTAGTTTCATTATTAGAACCAAGGAAATCGTAGTCCTCTGTAATTATAAATCCACTATCGTCAGTACCATCTTCCAAATCAAAATAGGATAATCTTTGTTCAAGATGTTCCATGATAAGGTCGCCATCGCCACTCTCCAAGAGTATCATCCCAGTATTGGTTGAGAGATTATCTATTAAAAGTCTGTATCCATCCTCACCAACTAGATTTTCTCCATAGACAAGATTAGCATCTAAAATAATATTATCATCAGTGTACTCATTAGTTGCAAGTGAGTCCTCTAGAAGCATACCCTCATTAGAAGTTTCGCCTTGAGATTCATCTTGAATAGCAATATTGTCTTCAATTGAAACTTTTAGAACTTGGGTTGTATCATCATAAGACCGTACTGTTCCTGTGTGTGAAGTTAATGATGCACCCTCAGCAAAAGTTCCAGTGATGTCTTTAATGACAAAATTTCCACGGGGTTCCATAATAGGTGATTCACTATAATTAAAACCAGGGTTAGAAACATCGATAGAAGATATGCGACCAATATCCGTAGTGATTGATAATACTTTAGCACCTGTACCATACTGACTTCTAACAGTCATAGTTGGTAATAGTGAATACCCATAACCACCCTGAGTAACCGTAATTTTTGTTATATCACTAGAACCAGATTCTAAGATAAATCCTTCATTGTCATAACGGTTTGTGTCTATGGTTTTTAAATTTACCGCCCACTCAGACTCAACACGATCACCAAGAACAGCCTCAGTGTTTATACCACCAGTATAAGAAGCCGCATTTCCAGACTCACCATATAGATGATCTGCACGATGATTATAGTTACCACCATAGAGGGTATATGTTGAACTAACATATGATGATTGAGCGGTTGCTGTTGTAGCAAGGGGAGAATAAAATATAACACCGGGATACTCTAGGAATTTATATTCTCTCAATGTTGTTGCTGCGCTCTCAAACACCAACGATTCATTGTCCAGTAGTGTCTGTGCAGAAGACAGTGTAATTGAATTTTGACTTGTAACCGTGAGGACTGTAACACTGTTACTTAAACTGATACTGTTTGATCTAACAGTCATCCCCACTAAAATTACATCACCAGAATTTCCGTCTAAGATTACTGTTGTTGAATTGAAAGTTGCTCCGTTAACTAAAGCTTTGGATTTTGTGATAGTACTTTGTGCAGCAGCATAATTCGTCAAGTAGATTGGATAATAATAACCAATACCACTGCTGTATAGAACATCAGTACCATAAACTGTATATGGTTCCTCACCCTCAATTGTACCATCTTCCAACTGAAAGTTAAATAGATCAATAAACTGATTTGTGCCAGATTCCTGTACAATAATATCACCACCAGTTTCATCGATGATGTTACCATTTATAACTGTAACCTCAGCCTTAGCACTATCTACAAACCCTGCTTCATTACTATTATCAGTAAATACAACAAGGTCACCAATCTCATAGTTGGTTCCCGCATCATCAACAACAACACCAGAAACCGAACCAGTTTCTACCTTATTAATATTAGCAGAAATATCACCACTACCAAGTAGGACAGAAGTATCAAGGTCTAAAATATCATTGTTATCATACAGTGTTCCGTCATTTGAAATTGTTGTAGATGAAAGTAATTGTCTTACTATAAAATTATATTTAATATCCTCTGTAGAAGATACACCAGAAATTATTTCTCCATTAATAAATGTTCCAACCACACTTGAGATTTGAAATTCAATATATGAAGTACCACCACTAACAGCAAAGGTTGTTGAACTCTCAACAAGCGCAGTTGCCAAACTAGTTCCACCCGTAATAGATTGACCTATTAGTTCGTTTGCATAAACATTACCAGAAGCAGAACAACGAATAAGTGTGGGTTTATCCCAATCAGCAGCTGACACTTTTAACATATACTTATTTGGATAGAAGATTTCTGCTTCCTCATCCAGAAGGATTCTCATAAAGAGTTTAGCACCCTCCTTAGTTCCTTTCCGTCGATACAACTCACGAATATGTTTTTCTAAATTTCTCTTATCGATACCAGTTGCGGTGTTACTAGGAATTCCTTCCATAAATGATTTGCGAAATTCTTCTATAAAGTCATAGATGGTATTGTCAATGTCAGCGTAAGCCAATAACTGTTGAATATTCTGAACCGGGTTTGCACGATACCTTGTGACTGTACCAGATGCACCAGAGGTTGAACCTGTTACAGTCTCTCCTGTCTCAAACAATTGTTGTGAGGATATGAACAGTCTTGGAGTCGCATCACCAAGGTCTTCAACTAAGACTGTTGCGGTTGCATAAGACGTACCGCCAGTAATAATTTCGCCTTCGATAAATTTACCTGTGGAACCAGAACCAACTTCAGTAACAATCAAAGTCCCATCTTCATTAAGAAGATTTGTAGAGGTATTTAATTCCAAGAGAATATTATCGATATTGACTTCTAGTCGCAGCTCACCAGCTTCAAGATACTGATAATATGATTTTAGGAAACGAGAAAATTGTGGATGGTCATCAGCAATAAAGTCAGGAAGTTGCCCATCAATCTGGGTGCTGAGTTTATTCTTTAGTTCTGGGGTCCAAGACAAGTCAAAAGGTGGTGACATGATTAATAACTCGACGGCGTTATATAAGTGGAGTTTGTAACGTAATCAGTTGAACCCCCCGAACTATTAACTGCAATGGTATCTTGTCCTCCTGTAATGGTGGTATTGATTACATCAATTTCAATGATTTGATTTCTCTTACCAACAATATCATTCGAGGAAGGACTTGCAGTCAACCGTATGGCAGTTGATGCATTATTATCAACATTAGATACTGAAGTTATATAAACTGGATTAACTGAAACTAGGCCAGTTACATAGTTTACGGTTCCAGATGTTTCACTATGATAGGTTCGCACTCCAGAAACCAAATAGTATATACGAAGGTTACCAGCACCATCATCGTCAAAGAACATCTCGTTTGTATTGTCTTGTATGTAGAAACCCGTTGATGCAATGATACCACCCGCAGCTGCATTATGGCCAGAGTGTGGATTGAAAAGTGAGTTTCCAAATTGAATTGTGAATGAAAACGAACCAGTTGTGTTTGGTGTATAAAAACTACCCAGAGACACCGTTGTGATATTACTTAATATTGAATTATCAGTATTATCAACTAAAGAAGTAAACTGTGAATGTCTGAAAATTGAATTAAATACTTTGAGGTAATTAGTATTGTATGATGAAATTGTATTAGACACAAGTGTCTCTAAGGATTCTTTAGAACTTGTTGTTGCATTACTGTCATATTTGAAATTAACATTGAGTATTAGGTTTAGTGTCTCTGGGTCTACAACCACAGGAGTTATAGATGCAACAGTATATGGAGCCAACCCTTTAACCAACTGTGATTTCTGAATCTCATTTAGATTAAGTCCAGTTGTTGATTTGATACTAATGAATACCTTACCATACTCTGCAATCTCTGACACACCAGTAACACTACTGTAGGAACCATTCTCTCCACCCCAAACAGAAACCGCTTGGGTATTTGCAAAGAGTTGTCTAACATAAGTTTTATAATCTTCTGTTGTAACACATCGGCCCTGTGAAGCATAATCCAGAGGTGCGTTATATTTGATAGACTCTATAGACTCTGGTTCAGAACCACCGGCGGCGGAGGACACTGTTCTAACATTGACGCTATTAACAGTGTCAATTGCAGATGAACTAGAAAATTGATTTGCACCATTTGATGCACCTTTGTTGGTAACAACGTAATTCATTATAACAATATTGCCATCCTCTAACTTAGTACCTAAAACACCATCACCAAAATATATTTCGTATTTACCACCCTCTACTTCTTGTAGGAAATAAACATCCGATGTAGAAGTTAATCCAGAAATGTCTGTTGCTAGAGTATATGCAGATGATGTGCTATCTGAGGCAGAGTTTTGCACAGTAATTGTTATAGTGGTTGTATCTGCTCTATTGTCGTTAATAAGAAATCTTTGCTCAACATTCTGAGTGTCAGCAGTGTATCTAGTTGAAACATAACTACCCTCATATATTGCCACATCATTAAATGTAATAGTAGAACCATTAAGAAATGCAGTAACACCATTTATAGTTACAAACTGATAAGATGTATCACCAACACTAGATGTGAAAACTGTACCCGCAGGCATAGTTGCACTGGTGTTAAATGTATTCAGGAAGATATCAACAGTTGCTTTTGCAGATGTAGCAGAACGAGTGGTGTATCCCAAGGTCTTTGCATGAGAAACCACACTTGACCTCAACTGAGATGAGTCAAGGAACATCTCGTTTGCAAGCATGTTCGCATTGAAACCAAGATAGTGAGTATTGTATGCGAGAACATCCAGAAGAGCAGAAAGACCAGAACCTTCGAAGTCATAGTCCTTGAACTCTGTCTGATTTCGCATAAAGATTTTTAAATTATCTTTAACCTCATCAAAGTCAAATTCTGTTACACTGAGTCTTTTTCTAGTCGCTGCCATTATCGTAATCTCTCTAAAAGAACTTCCATATTTACAAGTTCTGTGGGTGCATTGACAACATAAAACTCAATGGTTACATTATATGCGTTGTTATCAAGATTAGGTTGAGCTCGAACTCCAACGAGTCTGGCCCTTGGTTCAAAGTTTTCAATCACCTCTTCAATCTTCATAGTTAGAACATATGCAGTGATTGGCGTCATAGGTTCAAACAGAATATCTCTCACACCAGAACCAATTTCAGGATGAAAAGGTTTTTCATAGAAATTTGTTAGTACAAGATTTCTTACAGACCTCTTGACCGCAACAAAATCAGTGACTTTAGAAATATCCTTTGATCCAATTTTAGGACCAAAGAATAAATCAATATCAGAATACACCTGAGCTGCACGGTTTTCACCTTGAAACGTAGCGTCAGTGTATGCGTCTTTTACAGCCATAAATATTCCCTTTTATTATATTTATACACCCTCTGATGTGTTTTGTTTCATCATAAACTTATTATTAGACTTCCAAACATCTTTTGCATTAACACGAATGAATCGTTTGTTGGTTTCGTTTGTGTTTGGGTTAGGAACAGTCAACATAACATTCTTACCCTTTAGGAATGCGGTGATCTGATTATTTACTCTAGCACTACGGCTAGACATATACTCTCTACGAAGAACCTTAGTCACGGACTTGCTAACATTACGGCGCTCACCCTTAGATGTCTCTGTTGCTCTTGATTTTTTCTTTCCCATAATATAACTCCTTTATATGTGTTTGTATTTATTACGCTTTTTTATCGGGATTATAGTTGTCAAGATATACATATACAATCTCAACAGCAAATCCTCCATATCTCCTATTAAACTTCCTATCAGAACGCCTATCACCGTTTTCGTTTCGAAAAATCCCTCTAGGATTTTCTCCAAATTTAGCTCTTGATACGATGCCAGTTTTATCACTCAGTATTCCAGAATCAAGACCTAGCAGAGGTGTACTAATAATATTGCCGGGATGGTTACCATCAGGAACGCCCTGATATGAAAAGACCGTAACTGACCCATCAGAGTTTATCGTTGCTTTTTCGCCACCTTCACCCAACCCTTCCACTTTCTTCCTGTTACCCACTTCAGATCGACTAATTCGGCGACCAAGAATAGTAATAAGATGATCGCCGTTATCACTATTATAATATGGTGGTTGTCCCTCTTTTTTGAAGACTGCTTTTAAAGCCAGAAATTCATTGTTAGGCATATTTGGTAATGGACCTTTTTTAATACGACTGTCTTTTGGTTGTACAAGAAAGTTTGGATTTGCGCCCGGATAAATAAATACGCCTGTGACAAACTGTGGTTTTTCTGTTAGTCCTTTAATTGTTATCTTATCGCCAGAAATTTCTAAATTTTCAAATTTTATTCTATCAGTTTGTCTGGTTGGTCTATCTACAAAACCTTCTGTTTCTGGATTGGCAACATTTGTTTGTGGTTCCGGCGGAGAAACCTTAGCAGGTTCACGTCTAACAATTGTTGAACCACCACCAGTTGTTTCGGTTTTTGTAATTGATACTGTCTGTGTAGTTTGAGATACTACATATGCTCCTGTGTCTTCAGTTGGTGCTTCATTAGTAACCGCATAATCTTTCGTCTTTTCTTCTATCTCTTCAGTCTTTGTCACAATAGTTGCATTTTGATTTGATACAGATGGAAGTTCCGTGGTTGCTTTAGCCGCAGCTGATTTTACAGCAGCTGGTTCCTCCACTGCGGGAACATCACTACCTGCTTCCTTCTGAAGATTAGGAACGAGAGCACAAACATCACCACCACCCAATATTGATTTAGTTGCATCACTAACAAGACTATCTAATTCTAAACCAGCGGACTTGATGTCATCTCCAAACTCTGTTTTAATTTTTGCAAGAGCAGAAAGAAAAGATGGAGTGCCGGGAATCAGTGAAGCAAGACTTGCAATCTCTGCTTGTAAGTTTAGTTTGGGTAGAGTGGGTATCTCAATAGACTGAAGTTTGCCCTTTAGTCCAGCAAGTTCGTTCTGCGCCTCACTAAAGGCTGCAGCTGCTGATGAAGCAGTTGCATCAAGTTTTGATTTTACATCTGCTTTTGCACTATCAAGTTTACTCAGAACATCATTTAGTTCTGGACTAGCACCACACAGATTACTGTTTGAAAAATCAACCATTCTAATCTCCTAATCTAAACTGTTCACAGTTGATGGGGTAACATCTACGGCACTTGTTCTTGTGGGCGAATCTGTTTGAGTATGGTTAACACCAGCAGCAGCATAGAGATATGTATCTTTACCAACGTGTTTATAATAGTCAGCATCGTAACGAACATGTGCATCACCGTTATAATCAATAGTGTGTACACCTTGAATACTATGTGTATGAGTTCCACCAGTTGTTCTTGTGGTGTTTGATGCAACAATCTCACTCAGTGTACTCTCAGAGTTTATTGTCATTGCAGATGCAGACTTCATGTTTAGTGTGCTACCAGATTTAATAGAGACAATCCCCGATATAGTTGACTGTGAAATATCAGTGGCAACACTCAGCATATAATCAGAATCAGTTGTTATGAAAATACCAGCACCAGTTGAATTTGAGGCCATCTGCTTACCTGTTACAGCAAGAGTATATTGCCCGCCAATGATTTCCCACTTGGACTTCTCAGATGTGATAACCACATCACCACCGATACGTCCATTCACATCATCGTTGATATTGAAAGCATGGTTACCGACAATCTCTTCCTCACGATTACCGCCGGGGTCAGAAGCACCAACCTTAACACGATGGTTCTTGTGAATTTTCTGAAAGAAGTCTCCTTCTATCTCCTGTATGTAGTCACCCTTGATGAGCTCTCTTACTGAACCCTCAACTGTGATGTTCTGAGAACCCTTGATAACGATGTTCT